TGCAACGTATTGTGTAGTATACTCACGTTCACCACAATACAACAACTCACTCTCAGGAATACAATGCTCTTTCAACATTGCTTGCAGTTGCATATGCTGCAATTCTACTTTTGATGGTACTTTCATTTAAATAATGGTCCCCATGCCCATGCTACTAATACTTTTCTAGTTCCAGATAAAACTTGATTTACACAATGATTCATTATTGAAGGAAATACAATGACATCACCTTTTTCAAACGTGAGGGATTGGTATTCAATGTTTCCTTTACGTAAACATTGAAATTGAAACTCTCCTCCCTCATATTCATCAGAATTACTAAGCATAATTGTCATTGAAAGTTTACGACAGATTCTACTATCAGGAATTATCAATTCATCACTATGCCAATCATAATGACCACCAAGCACCCCATCTTGATCTTCAGGTGTCGCATTGTATTTGGTATATTGTATATCTTCAATTTGATTCAAATCAAAACGCCAATCTGGATCATTGTTAGCACTTTGAAATTGCATCATAATATATTTCTTGACAGATTCATCTTCCACCCAGGCATGTTGTGATAATCTATAATTCTTATCTAATGTGTCATCTACACCAAATACACTATCTTCCCACTTTAAATCAAGTTTATCAATATATTCAACTATCTTATCTAATTGATCAATAGGAATTGCAGCTCTTTTGAACTTAAAGAACTGATCATTATTATAATCTACAATTTTCCCAGTATCACTAATAATCTTAGTGCCTTTTGTTCCTTGGTTTGTCATAAACTATCATCATTAAAAGAAATATATCATATGTTTATGATAGTGTCAACCGAGATCTACGTTTTTCCATGTAAAATCACCATCTAAACCAATTACATGACACTCCCAGTAATAGTTTTCGTCAGGACAATCTTCCTTAGAAGGAAACCATGCTGTAGCATTAGCAATTGCTTGATCTGGATCTGAAAATACAATCATATCCCATGTTCCAAGAGTCTTCATTGCATCCAATACTTCATCTTCAGCGAACTCAGTATACCATGTCCACACCTCTGCTTTCTTTGCATCAGTTGCAGACTTAATTTTGTCATTTCTAAAATATACTACACATTTATTATTATTTTGGCAGTATGATTCAACCAAATCCCATTCGTTAATTACTTCAATCATTTCCCATTTCCTCTACTTTTTTGATTAAACCATCCAAATAACTAGTTACTTGAGTTTTTTGATCTTCTGTCCATTCTGCTGGTATTACGTCAGTAGGTGGTTCATATACTATTCCAGACACTTTTAGTGCATCAAGGAATGATTTAAAGAATAAATTTTCCGTAATACTTTTAGTAATCAAATACGATGAGATCTTTTCTTTAAACGTAACTAGGTAATGAGATGCCATAGGCAAGAATTGATCCTCTGTTGCCAAATAAGTTGCTTCTGCATTCTTTTCTAAGTAGATAGATTTAAAATATCTAGGACTCATTGGAAATTTAACATCTATAGCATCAGTGGTTACTACATTATCAGGAAGATTTCTAAGTGCTTGTCTATATGTTTTATACATTACCTTATCATCATCGGAATAAGGTGAATCTTCAACAAATACATGGTCAGTTTCATCAAGTAAGAAATTACGTGCTAATCTTACTGTTAACCAACTAACTGAAGATGTTTGGGCATATATTTTAGCAAATTCACTCTCATATTCTTGAGTCGCAAGAGAATCAATTAAGAAAAATGTGTCTTTAAAAGTCTCGTATAAAGATGATGCAGATTCATCTAACTGCTCCATTTCATAGTCAACCCATTTATATTCACCTGTTTTAAAATTTTTGGTATACTTTCGTCTTTGAGCAATATATGTATTATTACTATACCAAGCAAATAAAACTAACTTATCCTTATCAGTATCCCATGTGGGATATAAAGCAGGAACAATAACATCTGCCCAATGAGTATCGGGGATTTGTTTCTCTACGTTTCTATATCGTACAGTTTTTTTAATAGAGTTCACTTCCAGGAGCAACTCCGGAACTGATGAATTACTAGAAATAGACATATCTTTAATATAGGTTCCCAGGTGTATTTAGAATGCTTTGATTAGATACTTGCAAAGATGATACGGTTCAAGCACAGGTTTAGGATAATCAGGATCAATTGTTGCTGTCGGTAAGATTGGATTCTTAGAATTTAATGTAAATTTAGCATCAAGTCCTGTTGCACCTGTTGTGTAAATGCTGCTCTCTCTACCTTCAACTGTATATGATAATTTATCTGCAGATTTTGGAATAGCACCGTCTGCAGGTACAAATACAAGTTCAGTTATTTCATTATATTCATAGATGAAATCACAAATACCATAGTGATCTGTATCACCAGAATTATCATTAGCAGATGAACCAGGATTTCTATCCTGCACAATTTTAAACCTTACATTTTCAGATTGTGCTGCTTCAGGTAATTCTATAGAATACCAATACCATTTAGTGTCTCCACTAGATCCATCATAACCAGTAGCAATTTCATTTGCAGTTGGAATAGGAACAATAACGCCTAAGAAATTAGTAGCACCATTATAATTATCCGAAAGATCTTTATTAAAATATAATTTTAATTCATCTCCACCATGTTCCGGATTTTCACCACCATTTGATCCATTACCACGAGCAACTTTGATTGTAAACCTACGGACATTTGTGCAATCGTGCTCTTTAAGTGTGATATATCTTTGATTAGCAGTACCACTAAGTTTAACATAATGTGTATATGCAGCAGGGACTACAGATGCCGCCAAGTCAACTCCAGTAACAGTTTTTGCATTTTGATCTACAGTTGCTGTTGCATATGCTTTTGTTCCTGCACCATGTTTGATACGAACTTCAGGAACTGCAGTATAGTTAGCTCCAGCAGAACCTAAAGTAATATCAGCAACAGCACCACCAGAAAGACTAACTGTTGCAGTAGCACCAGTTCCACCGCCACCACCAACAATTTCTACTTCGGGGACTTGTGTTGTTGGTAGTTTAAATCCTCCGGCATTTCCTACCCCAGAACCAGATGTATAAATTTGTGATTTTGGATCAGCATCAATAATTAATTCACCGGGAACAACATTACTACTTCCACCCTGATATCCAGTAACAACACCAAAATTAACTGCTGCAAATCCTGCACCAGGACTACTTACACCACTTGGTCTACTACCAGCACTACCAACAGTAACAGTTGCATTACCAGCTTCTCCTAATTGACTCTTATCAATTAAACTATAAAGATATCCACCTGATCCACCGCCGCCGCCACCGTCAGTCCAATAACTATTATCAGATTCATATACCCATCTTACATAACCACTTTGAGTATTAGATGAACTTTGACTAACTAATTGGAATATGTTGGTTTTATAGGCAGTCATACCACGACCACCACCTTTACCACCACCGTGGGAAGCAGCACCACCACCGCCACCACCTTTACCGCCACCGTTAGCAGTGTATGAAGAAGTAGCGATACCGCCGCCGCCGCCACCGCCTCCACCACCATTACATGCTGCATTCTTACCATTAGCACCACCGCCAGCAAATAGATTAGAGGTAGTTGCTAATGGACTATCACTGTTCCATCCAGGGGTATTGTTACCTGCACCTGGGTATCCTTCTACCTTCTGAGATCCATCATATCCTCCACCGCCGCCACCGCCACCAGCGCCAGCTATTATAGATCCTTGAGCATTTTTAACTAATGATCCACCGCCACCACCTGCGCCATTTTGCCCATTTCCGTTTCTGTTACCGCCAGTTCCTCCATTAGATCCGGAAGCACCACTGCCACCACTTTGACTATTTGAACCATTATTCCCAGTTTCATAAGTTCCTACAAATCCTCCAGTGGGATTTGCTACAGCAATACGAAGTACCGAACCAGGTCCACCAGATCCACCTGTTTTTCCAGGTCCACCATTACCACCTGGGTTTGCTTTATGACCTCCACGGCCACCTGCAATATAGAACTCAATTTTTGTAAAATTAGCACCAGTAAGACTAACACTGCCACTACCAGATTTATTTCCACTATCACCACTAGGTCCAGATTGACTTACATATTTGTGAATACCATCCGTACCATAATTTGCTGCTGCTGCACCCGTGCTAATACCACCTTTACCAGCTTGATTAGGATTATTAGGATAAGTAAATGCTGGAAATGGTCCACTACTGCCAGATGTACCAGCAGTACTTTTATTTTGTAGAGTAGATAGCGATGGACCTACAGTTCCTGAAATTACATTAGTTCCACCATTTCCACCAGTTGTACCAGAAGCACCCTTACCTCCGCCTGCTACGACTTTTAATGCAGAACCATTATCAATTTGGACTGTGGTATCTCCGCCATCTCCCCCAGCTGTAGATCCATCTGACCCACCACCGCCACCACCTGCAGCAATGATTAACATAGTTTCCCAAGTTGTAGGGATAGTTAAAGTCTGTGTACCACCAGTATAATTATTTACAGAGGTATATTCTACAATAGGAACTCCACCAGTAAATACAGTTCTTCCTCCAATAACAGAAGTAGATGATAATGTTTTAAATACTGTTGCAGGAATATAAGTTAATAATTCATAAGTTCCTGCTCCTTCATCACCTGACGCCATATAATATTCATTATTTTCATATCCCCATTTTGTAGATCCAGTTCCTTCAGCACCTGCAGCATAATCAAAGATATCATATGTAGCAACAGTATTGGATGTGAGTGGACTTTTTAATAACGCATGTGAGTGCTCAAAAGGTATGCCGCCAACAGGAAAAAATTGCTGTAGACCTTTATTTGTATTATCATATGCAGCAAGATATCTGTCGCCAGAAAATCCAGGAAGTGCTGCGATATCCTGAGCAGCTTCTGTATGATAAATGTAATGAGTGTGTTGTGGTACACCCTGAAGTCTTTTCTTAGTCATTGTAACATCAACGGTTTGTGTTCCAACAACTCTAGTAGAAACAGTATCAGTTACGTTATCGTATCCAACAGTAGTAATAGTTCCCAATGAAAAATATCCTTGCTGAGAATCTTTAGTAAATACCCAACTTCCACCAGTAAACTTTGCTCCAGCACCAAGAGTAATTAACCCAATAGTTGGTGATCCTGGTCCATATACATTACCATATCCAACAACTTTTCGTGCTTTTAAATCAGGAACTTTAAATGTTCCTAAATCAGATTCACCATAATAACTGAGAATATTTAATGTGCTAATAGAAGTAATTTGTCCATTACTATCAAAGTTATACTTTAATTCTAATCCAGATCCACTACCAGAATTTTGTAAAGTAAATGATGGTGGATTTGCAGCATCATAACCAAAACCTAATTTAGTAGCAGTTGCTGTAAGTACTTTACCATTAGTTGCTACAACAATCGTTGCTTCTATTATTTCTAAATTGCCTGGGTTACTTGCATTATATCCTGGTGGGGGATCAAACTCTATAGTCATAGATTGATCTGTTGGATATCCAGAACCTCTTTTTTTTACTTTAATTCCAGGTCTAGACTCTCCACCATATTCATTTCCGATGACACCGTATAAAAGAGGGAAGTCTGAAATATTATATTCAGATCCATCACAATATAAGTATCCAGGATATTGATATTCTGGATTCTCTTCAGTTTTCGCATCTCCGGATTGTACTGTATATGGTATATTAACGTTATTTGGAATATACTCATTATCATAGACATTATCAATTGCTTTAAAAGAATTGATAATTGTTCCAATTTCCGTAGAATCACTCGCTTTATCGGAGTAATAAAGTTGCCTAGTATTTCTGTAATTAGGAGCTGAAGATGTCATTTTAAATTTTTATCAGATATTCTAATACAATAAATGGAGTTGCAACACTATCTACAGACGCAGAGTTATCTACAGACAAGTTTAATGTTGTAACTAGTGCATCAGGAGATAATTCTAACGCATCAGTGACTAATGCAAAATTATGAGCACCTTTGTCAAGATCTAACTTATGAAAGTGTTCTGTGGGATCACCATTCTGTTGATTTAATTCCTGAGATTCGGAAAAACTATTAAACAAAGAAGCGTAAACAAAGTTCTGCTGCGCTGATGCGCCTTGAGTATTTGTATTTAGAGGAACTGCATCAACTAAGGATATATCTCTCCAGTCTTTTGGAGCAGTTCCAGTTGTATATGTTGCATTAACATCTTGAGAAGTATTTATTTTATTATTCATATCATCTTGAAA